TCCGAAGAAGAAGCTAACCCCAATATGGCCAGTTAATTATTATTCAATCTACTAGATACAATTAAATAGGAAGAAACACCTTCCAGTTTAACATATCTTTTTCCACACAGCTCGTGTGTTCTTTCCTACGATGCCATCTGCTTTAAGTCCAAGCAATGACTGTACTTCTTTAATTAATACAACCACTTCCGCTGTAATAATTCCATCTATTAGAGTCACATCCGTAATCTTTCCAAATCTCCACAAATACCACAATACCCAGTTCGCATCGTTGCCAGTAATTCCTATCGTCACATTACGAACCGGTTCTGTAAATGGATTGTATTCTACTGGAATCATTGTTTCTGTATTGCAAACCGGCCTATCCGAATACCACACATTAAGATCCAGATATCCCTTTGCACCATTTACACGTCCCTTTGAGCTGTACTGCCATCCATCCAAATCTAAGTCCTTTGGAAGATTCTGTGTAGTTGGTACAGGGTCTGTAATAAGTTTATCCTGTGTGGATGGATAACGTGCCCACCAGAATGGTATATCTCTTAATTCACCAACATATCGCTGTAAATATGGTTTATAAAAAGAAGCACCTGTATAAATTCCGAATTTCATTCCTGCTTGTTCTGCAGTATCTCTATATACTTTTATTATATCCAGTATTTTGCTACCGCAACCTTGCATAGAAGCATCTTCCAGGTCTAACCACATCATTTCTATACCGTATGGCAATGCTAAATTTACAAAGCTATCGGAAGCTCTATGTGCTTTTTCCTTTGTATTCGCATAGCAATAATTATAGCCATCCTTTGCCGGGATTCCTGCTGCTTTAAATCCTACCATATGTTCGTGGAATCTCGTGTCTGGAGCATTCCCCGCATTATTTACCTTTACTATAGCAAATTCTACGCCACTTCGTTTAAGGGCATCATAGTCCCTTATTGCATTCCAACGGCTTACGTCTATTCCTCTCTTCATATTATGCCTCTTCTCCATCTGTTTTACTGTTCATCAGCTTTTGTGTTATATCCAAGCCTTTGATCAGAAATTCAGGGACGTTAATTCCCATTACAACACAGTTTTCCAAAATGCTACGGATTTCATTGATTACGTAAGATGCCAGAACGAACCAACCAAGCAATATCAAGAAGTTCAAATTCACTCCCAGTATCTCACCAAACCGGATAAAGCAATCTGACACAAAGAATGCAATACCAATCACCACCCAGTACATAACTTTTTTCAGGATTCCTTTTGCACCTACTGCGGATGATTCATTCTTTTGATAGAATTTCGCTTTAATAATTCCTGTTGCATAATCAACTACATTTAATACAAGAAAACCTACAAATAAAAACCAATACTGTCCAAATACCGCAGCCAGAAATGTTGCGACTGCTCCCCAAACTACATTTGACTTTTCTAATACCTTCATTATGTTTTCCCTCCTGACAAATAAAAAAAGAGCCAATAAAGAATATATCTCTATTGGCTCATGGCTCTGTTGTTTCTACTTGTATTTTATCTTTCTTTTATTCCATACGCAACTACTTTTTTCGTTTTTTTTTACTTCTTACATATTAAAAATATAAGTATTTTATCCTCATCCTCGCTATTTTTTTATTCATATTATTACAGATGCATTTCTATTGTATTTCATTTTTACGAAAGGAAGATTTAAAATGAGAAAAGTAAAAGTATATTTTTTATTTGTCCTTGTAATCTATTACATTATCAACCGTATTCCGTCCTTAAATAATATCAGTGTTTTATATGATATTCTATTATATATATTTCCAGAATTTCATTATAAAATATTGAATAAAATAATCCTCCCAATATCTGAAAAATTACATAGATAATATCTTTAGAGGCATAGGCAATACAAACTTATGCCTCCGTCACAAATAGTAATTTAAGTAAGAATATCAGTTTTACTTTTGTCGCAACCCAGTCAGGTAATGGACAAAGAACATTAAATGTTTCCGGGTATAAGCAATATTTGTGTTGCGATATTTTTTATGCAAGCAATGATAATCCTTTAGATTGGGGATGTACAACATCAATTGGTTCAGTAGATAGAATATGTTCTCAGCTTAGTTCATATTGTGGTATGTCTGTATATTTAGTTACTACTAATTATACTGGTTCTGTAACTATCACTATGAATGGTCACAACAAAAACATTGTTAATATATATGGAATTAATTTATAATAATATAAATATCATTATTATGGTTCTGGTGTAGTTATTGGTGTTGTATAGATATTTAGAAAATTGACATTATTAACATGTTAAGAAAATGAAATATCATTCATATATTTTATGTAGCTATATCCGCTTGGTGTACCTTTAATATACAGTCTTACATAAGAATATTCGGATATATCATATTCTTTTTCAGTACCACCACCATCACTTATAGTTTCTAAGGTAGCTGAATTTGTAAGTGTACTTTGAGTTATGCCATTTACGATATTGATACCACTTCCACCATAAACAGCAAAATTTCCAGAACCAATACCACCAATAGCACCAATATGTAGCTTTGAAAAATCAGAAACATCAAAAATTATATTAGCTGTTTTATAATCTCCATTACCACCTGTTTCAAATTGCACTATTTTTAATGACTTTAAATTACTATTCTGTTCCGATGTAAACATACTATTCGTCCTCCTTTTCCAGCATCTGTTCAACGGTTGAACGCCACATTTCCGGTACGGCTTCCAGCTTCATTTTTCCTGCTCTTACTCTCTTATAAAATATAACTGCCATGCTTATGCCTCCGCTCCACTGAGTTTGTTTACCTGATCCTGCAGGTCACTTATTGTTTGTGCCATTTCCATTAACGCATTAATGAGATCTTCCTGCGATATCGCAATCTCTGCTTCTTTCTCCTGCTTTTTTTCCACTTCTGCTGCCTGAGCTGCTTTCTCATCCTGATCTTTATAATAAGCTGCCTCATCAAACTGCCATGTTGAGCCATCCCAGTAGTAATATGGCATCTTGTCTGTACTGTCCTTTGGGATTTCTTCCAGCACAGCATCCTCTTTATCAAGATGATACTTTTCCCTATGATTACTGTAATAATTTTTTTTATCCTTAACTGCAAAAGCTACACTGTACATCGTTTATACTCCCTTCTTAACTGCATAGATTGTTGGTATCGTAATTGCTGCTATCGGCTTGCTATTGGCATAGATTCGCACCTTACCGGCCTGTGAATTAACATATCCTGCAAATACACCATCCTGTACCTCTGCCGGCGCAAAGCAAACCTTTGTCGCGTGATCTGCCGTAATACCAGACAGGGTTATATCGGCTTTATATGTATACCCTTCTGCAATAATAGCTGCCTCATTGTCCAGCGCTGCCGTATATGTTCCCCATGCAGATGCTGCCACACTTGTGTTTTTATAAACCTTTACCACATCATTGAACGCATTATATGTCCTGTTCTCCAGATCGTTCATATTGGTGGCATTAAACATATCACCTGCCTGCGACTCTGTACCTTCCACCCTGGTAACATCTACCGTCTGTGTAGCTCCTGTCGCTACATTGGTAAGCTTACGTCTGCCTGCATACTCCACCAGTCTATCTTTCCATGTCTTTTTTACAAATCCCATCCTTAGATCACTCCTATCTCTTCTCCTGCAGCTATTTCTCCGCAATAATTAACGTTGCTTATGTTGCCAAAGTAAATTACATACACATCATGCAGTATCCTCTCAATTGCATTCCATTTCTTATAATCATTAAGCGGTTGATCAGGTACTTCCGGTGTGCCTGTATAAACCATGTAATTATCCCGGATGCGCTGCACGTTATCCCTGATTCTTTTGTAATCATTTGCACGGGGCAGTTCCCCTATTTCCCAGTTCTCATTTACAGATACTGAAATACCTATATATTCGGCTATTATCCGGGTATTCTGCTCAATCCGATTCAGGTCGGTTGCATTTATATAGCCTTTCACATTCCTTTGCTCCACATCCTGTATGGTCCTGTCGTAGATAAAATATGGTAGTACGTACTCTATTGTATCTGTATAGCTACTTTTGTTCCCTGCCCTATCTACAATATCCAGTTCCAACAGATATGTATTCTCTGCGCTCTGCTCTGCTTTTGTACTCCATGTCTTTCCATCTGCTTCCTGTTGAAATACAACAGCATTATTATTAACATATCCTGCCACATATACGATATTGCTTGGCAGGACAATATTGATATCCATACTATTCGACCTCCAGTGTGATAACTACACTGCCTGATACATTTGCAGGGTTAGGACTCATAATGACAGATTTTACGGCCGGTACTGTGGTGTCCAGATTGACTGTAAGCGTAATCTCTGTTGTCTTGCCTGCTGCATCCATGGCAGTTACCTTTATCGTATTTGTGCCCTCTGTAAGCACTACAGCCTGTGTAAAGGCACCTGAAGTATCTACTGCAGGCTCATATGTCTTTGAACCATGTACGATTGATACCGTGACAGGACTGGATGTCGTATCATTGGTAACGCCCTTAATAACCTGATTGCTCTGATTCGTAATCAATCCGCTTGCAGGTTCGCTGATCGTAAGTGTCGGAGGTACCGTATCAATTGTATACGATGCCGTAACTTTATTCGCAGCATTACCATCATTATCTGATGCATTGATTTCAATTGTTTTTGCACCATCTTCAAGCGCTGACTGCGGGGTATACGTGAAACGGTATCCATTTGTGATTGCTGCTTTGCTCATTCCTGCGTTACCATCTTTATATGTTGTGCCGGCCAGCTTAAGAGCTACCGTTGACAGCTTCACACCGCTTCCTCCGGCTTCATCCGTCACATCGAAGATAATTGGCAGCATATTGTTGCTGATATACGCCCCATTTGATGGCTGCACAAGATTAATAACCGGTTTTACTGTCTCTTTAACTATTAATCGTAACGCTGCCCCTATGGTATAATCTGTCGCATCTACAGTGGTAACTGTACCGGCGCTGTTGGTCGCTTCTACGGTTACCGGCCAGTATCCCCCGCTCTGATTATACGAAGTCGTTGCCGGTGCTGTAATTGTTCCTTCCCATTTTCCTGTACTACTGTTAAGCGCAAGATTCGACCATACACCATTGATTTTTACCCTTACTTTTGTAATTGCCATGTTACTACATACCTCCTATCTGCTGCCCTGCGTACAGCTCACCCGCATAATTCTTGTCATTGGTGTAAGTTACGTTCCTGTCAGATACATCCATGATTATTTTAATAGTTCCTTTTGCTGTCGTTGACGCTGGAGTTATCTGCACATGCTCTATCTCTATCTTACTCAAATATCTCCAACCTCCTCTCCTGCATAGATTTCACCTGTATAATAACTATCTACCGTTAACAGATAATATCCACGCAGCTGTGCTGTACTCAGGAATCCACCTGTAAGGTCCGTTGTTAGCTTTTCTATGCCTGCCACATAATTTCCATATGCTCTATCTGCATTTTCAACCAGCGCCCACTGTGTTGCTTTCTCACCATTGCTTACATACTTCGCTTTTATTCCAAGAGTCAGATTATAGTAGTCCAGTATCTCAGATGCTCTCTTTGCTGCCTGCTGTGCATTCAGGAGTGTGCATGTAAAAGACTTCGTTGCCCTGCTCTTTCCGGCTTCCACCTTTTCAACAGATGCAGTAACAGTAATATCTTCCTTACTGTACTGCTTACCTGTAAGTATCACCTCTGCTGCCTCAATACCTGTTACAGTAAAGGTTATATAATTATTCTTTACTTCTATTATCTCTCCTGTGCTTATTTCAACGCTCTGCGGGTCAACCGGCGACGATAACTCTATCGTGTATGTTCCCGGCTCGTATGTGCCCTTTGCAATCTGCTTACTTTCTGCACCAAGAGTATATTCAGGATATTTTACAGCCACATCAGATATATAATCGTTGTTCGTGGTAACAGTGCTGAATTTCCTGCTCCTTGCAATCGTGCTTGTAATTACCCTGTTCGTCCGGTATATGTTAAGGCTCTCGCTTCTGGAATCATCTGCTACAGCTCCGCAGGCGAACAGAACTTCACGGAGTGCTTTCCTACACGTCTGGATCTTTAACCAACCATAAAGCTTGCACTTTCTTACTTCATCTGTAACTGTATACTCTTCAATCCCTGCTGCCTGCATGATACTGTCGATCACATCGCCTGCCAGTTCTCCGTTATATACTTTTCCCTCACGGAAATTGTATTCATCCAGTCTGCCCTTGTAATCTGTACATGTCATTGTTGTCACATTCTTATCTGTCTTAAAGCTCTGCAGAAAGAATTTACCCAGCAGTATATCTGTTCCATCCACCTTCTCGTAACAAAGTGCCTGCTGGCCTGCCTGCAGCACCTGATGCCTGCCTTTTATATTGCCAAGGTTAAAATCATCATTCTCATCGATTAATTTGAATGTGAGCTTATTTATCGCTATCTTATCCGGTATTAACTGGCATTCTTCTACAAGTGAACCATCCTTTACCGGGAGCCCACCCTCGCCGAATATATATTCCGTACCATATTCGATGTATCTGAGCTTTACATATCTGTATGGCTTGGTTCTTTCAAATGTTACCTCTATTTTCATGTAATCTTTTACTTGGTGCTCTGCGAAATACGTCAGGGCATCAGGTTCAAAGACCACATTATCAGTCAGATATCCGTCCTTGTCATACCACTTAATACGCATTTGCAATGGATAATCATCCAGAAAATAGAACTTCAGACCAATGGAGGAGTGCTGCTCCTGGAATAATATTATGATCATAGGATCATCAGTAAACTGCCCATTTTCGTCTGCGCATGTGTCAGAGAAAAATACAATATCCTCCGGTGCATCCGGCATTTCTTCCATGCTGCCATCCAGTAAAAAGAAATCCTGTTCCAAAGTAGCATAATTTGCCGATTCAATATTCTCTTTCAACTGTGATATATCAGCAAATGGTTGATTGTATGCAGTTGTCGGCGTGCTGTCTGCTATCGCTGTAGTATCTTTCAGATCGTAAATGCAGCGAAATCCTGTCTTTGGCATACTGTCTGCCTCCTTTATGGTGTCCTGAATGGCTTCTTCATGGTAAACTTACAGGTAAGCCCCTGAAATGTTACCGTATCACTGTGTATCTTCATCATCTCATCAGATACCTTACTGATATATCCTCTGAAAGAAAAATCTCCCTTCGTACTTGGCAGCACAAAATCATGAAACTCTGTAGGCTCCGTAAGCTTATCAATCAGCCCTTCATATGTATCATCATCATCGATCACACCGAATGCCATATCATAATTGGCATATACTCCTAAAATTTCCCGAAGCAAATCGCCGTTCTCTTCGTTACGTTCCGCATACTTGTCCAGCACGTCAAAATTTCTCTTAACAGATACCAGAGGCACATCATATGTAATTCCATCAATTATAATTCCCTGTGTATATTCCATTATGTTGTGCCTCCAAATACATCAATGTCGTAGCCCTGTCGGTTCATTTCGTTCAAAATATCCTGTAAAGATAATCTTGCAAAGGTTTCACCGTCATAATTCAGGTTTATATTCAGTGTGCCGCCTGATCTTTCTCCTACTACATTCCTAACTGCATCCTCTATCGTGGATATTGGTGCCTCGATGTTGGTCTGTCCTACAGGCTGGTCGCCGAGGATCGCAGCAAATGGATTGCCGCCACGGATTACTGCACCGTTGGCCAGATATGGAATCTGTGGCGCTAATATTTTAGAAATATTGAATCCAAAGGATTTGCCCCCGAACTCCGGTACCCAGTCAGGCACTGAAAACTGCAGCGAATTTAAAGCATCAATTACTGTGTTAATACCTGAAACTACTGCATTTATCATTCGATTTATAAATCCAATTATCAGATTGATTGCATCTTTAACTATGTTGGTTATACCAGTCCATACACTATCAAGAATTTTCTTTATTCCATCCCACGCCAGTTTCCAATTTCCAGAAAATACTCCTGTCAGAAATAAAATCAGGCCATCCAGTATTCCCTTCACCATTTCTACTACATCGTTAAATACCGTTCCCAAATCCTCTATGATTGGGAATAAATTATCTACGATAAAGCTTATAATCTCTCCAACTCCATTTACTACAATTGGAATCAGCCACTCCATAAAAGGCATGAGAACCTCTTCCCATAGAACTTTGAGTAAATCTACAATACTTCCTATCATTTCATAGAAATTATCAATATATGGCTGTAATGTAGCCATTAACTCACTAAATTTATCTGATATATTCTTAAATACAGGAGCAAGATACTGATTATATGCATCTAATAATACAGAAAGCAATTCACTGAAACCATTAGCAACAGAATCAAAAAATGGTTTAAAATGTTGATCATACACTTCATTCATCTTTGCAAAAGTGTTATCTATCGTATCTTTAACAGTTCCAAGAACATCTGCTATAATTCCAAGGAATGATTCCAGTGTACTTCTTAAATCTTCCTGATTATCAATAAAAGGCTTGGTAAGAATATTGATAATATCTGCCATAAGCTTTTCAACAATCTCAGTCAGCCCCATAAACGCATCAACAAAGATACCTATAAGGTTTGCAGTCAGCTGCTGTCCGTTTTCTGTTCCAAATGCAGAAAATATATTCGCAAATGCCGAAAACGCATTCCCGATCATTGCAGCTATATCCCCTGCAACATCGAACATGCTTACAATATATTCTTTTATACGATCTGTATTTTGCTCCAGGTATAAAGCAATGCCGCCAATCAGATTCTGTGCTATTGTAATACCTACACTTGTTATTGCTCCTACTATCTGTCCAAATGCATACACTATCTTTTCAACACAGCTTTGTGCAGATTTTAAGACTTTAGGATCTGTGAATATATCAATTAAAGATTTTTTGATACGTTCAAGCTTATTCTTTATATCCTCAAACTGAGGAACAAAATCCCCAAGTCCATCAAAGAAGCCACTTTTGAATATATCTCTCAGACGTTTTGCATATTCAATCATCGGCTCCATTGCTTTTTCAATATTCTTAAAAGTATCGACAGACTTTTCATCTACTTCAACTTCTTCAAACATATCCTTCGGGCTTGTGCCACTTCCGGTGCTGCTGCCCGAATCCTTTTTAGATAAAACCTCTAAGGTATCAAACGATGCCAGCGCTCCTGCTGCCTTTTTTGCAGATTTGGCTGTACCATCAAGAGCTGCTGTATAGTCTTCCTGCACCGCCTTGGCCTTTGTCCATGTGCTCTTGCCCTGCAAGATAGCCATGAACTGTGCTACCTTGTTGGCTGCCATGGTTATGTAATTTATCAGCTGTACAAGGTAAGGAATCGCCATTTGCACGATTGGAGCGAATGCAGTAGCAAGGCTATTCTTCAGTTGTGTGCTGGATGATTTAAGTTGCGACATCGCAGCATTGTAATCAGCGGAGTACTTGACCAGATTCTGAAAGCCCTGCTTCATTCCGGACACCATTGCATTAAATCCCTTGGTTATCCAGTTAAATATCAATAAGCTCAGGGCGATACCTTTTAATCTGCTTCCCAGTGTCGATAAAAGACCGCCTGACTTCTTCGCATGAGTATTAATCTTGTTAAAGGCTTTCTTTCCGGATTCTCCCATCTTCCGGAAGCCTTTCTGTTCATAATCTACCTGCTCTTTTATCTGTTTGAGTCTGGCCGTTATGTTGTCATATTCCTGATATCCGGCTGTCAATCCTGCTTTCTTTAATTCAGCAAGCCTTTCCTGCAATCTGATCTGCTCTGCAAGCAGATCAATCAGCTTCTGATCAGACACCTGTGCATTGATACGAATACTCTGTAACTTCTTCTCTTCTGCTGCCTGTGCCTGCTTCTTGGCATTGATCTGTTCCTCTTTTGCAATTCTGGCTTCTGTTTCAGCCATTCCCTTATCTGTCAGCTTGCGGAGATTGGCTTCATATTCCTTAACAGCATCTGTAGCGTTTCTCCATGCAATAAACACCTGATCATAATCATCATCACCAAAGTACTGCCCCTGGTCCTCCAGCTCTTTGAGAGATTTCGTATACTCTTCAACATCCACACGCAGCTGATTCATATGCTCATCTGCAGATGTGATACCTTCTTTGGCTCTCTCCATCTCCGCAGCCATATCTTCCACCTGCTGTGCAATCTGTGCCTGCTGCTGTACATTACTCTTCCAGTCAAAGTCAACTTCTCTTGTCACTTCCGGCTCTGGAGTCTGCGCCGCCAGTTCTTTCTGCTCTTTGGTCTTGGCAATCAGGGCATCAATATGCGCCTCTTCCTGCTCTGTCCACACAGATCTGTAATCCGGTCCATTAGTCTGCACAGCTTCCTTCTGCTTCCTGATATTCTTATCAAGCTCTGTATTTACTTTTTCAAGGGCTTTAGCCTGTTTTTCATAATCTTCGGTTTTTACACCGGATGATACCTTATCCAGTTCTTCCACTTTCTCTTTTGCATCATCCGCTTTACCTTCGATATCCTTGAAAGTCTTAGCAACTTTATCCAGTTCCGTTGAGTCTACCTTAGTACTTACACGTATGCTTGTATCATACTCTGCCATGTTGAGCCCCTTTCTAAAAACAGAGCCAGTTACATGCTGTCACACACGTAATCCGGCTCTTGGGCTCTCTGACGCTATTTTTTATTCCTTAATTGATTGAAAAGTGCAAGTGCCTCTTCATCTTCTTTCTTCTCTTCTGCCGTAAGTTCTGTCTGTTTATTACCTATCTTATACACCTGCTGTGCTGTCTTAATAGCTTTGCGCTCATTACTTGACATTTTAGCGTCCAGCTTTTTGCAGCGTATGTCTACGACTCTTGTAAAGGCACATCCTTCCAGGTTGGTCAACAGCCCCATAAATACGAACCAATACATCTGCACTGTATTCAGGTCAATCCCATATTGTTTAAGGAACGCAGCGTAAATCCTCCATTGATCTACATCAAAGTCGAATGCCTTTACACTGCTTTTATCCTTCTTGTGGTTATCATGGTTGTATTCATTCAGGTACCATACCAGACCTTCTATAGCCTCTTCGGGTGATGCTGGTTTCTCATCACCGCAAAACAGCAGATTCAATGCCTGATAGACTCTTACATTCTCTTCATATTCCTCATCCTGCAGGCATTGCATGATCTGAATCCCTATACGGAAAGATGCATCTATATGATATCCATGCCATTCATATGGCAGCTTGTCCAGCATGACATTGAACATACCTATCTCTTCCTTCTATTCTTGCGGTTACTGCCATATTGCGGGTTAAATGTGCCACCCTGTCTCTCCCTGCTATACTTATTTGCAATGCGTTTTTGTCTCTCATTTGTATAACGGTCAAATATAGGCAGCATCTGATCAAAGAAATCAGCAACTGCGTATGGGGATGGTGCTGTGGTATCAAATACCTTTTCACAGCAATCTTCTCCAAATATATTATCAATCTCTGCTGTGATATCCTGCATTACTGTTACCAGAAGCTGTATATGCTCTTTCTGGTTCATTCCTGTGCCCTTTGCCTTGATCTCCTGCCCTTTGTTGGAAAATTTATCAACCAGATCATAGAATCCATCTAAAAACTGCACATCTTCCACAGGAATTGTTATAATATCTCCATTGTCATTTACTTCAATATCCAGTGTCTTTCTTACTCTTAAGCTTTCCATTATTACCATCCTCTCTGAAGTGATGGGTGACAGAGAGGTGCACCCACCACTATGTTAATATTGATTAACACCTATGATTATTATGTTGGTGTGAACTCCTTCGTTGATACGTTAAATGTACCCTGAATCGGATCACCTACACCGCCCAGAGTCATATTGTTCATAAGTTCACTACCTGCATCTCCTCCGATGGAATCAAACTGATATGAGCATTTGCGCTTTACAGCCGGATATACTCCCGCCTCCGTAGGAGTCTCCAGAATGTTCACACGAACATAATCAGACATTGCCTCGGAACCTGTCGGCAGGATCTTGATCTTCTCATTCATCCACGCCTGAAGTTCATCATCTTTGATGTACTCTTTTTCCACACTAATGGATGGTGTATAGCTTTTGATGTTAGTTGTTCCGTTCTTCTGGTTAATATACTGTTTTGTCTCTGACTCTGCGTTAAATTCTTCTGATAAAGAAGTAATTCCATCACCAAGCAGCACATATTTTTCTACATCTGACGTTCCAATATTGAAGAAATGCATCAGCTTTTCTCTCATTTCTGACATCGTTTATCTCTCCTTCACATACTTAATTGCGATTGTAATCTGATATACAGAATCGTTCTCGCTGGTTGCCCCCCTATAGAATGGAGTAGTTATCTTTATCTCTTTTACAGTTGCATCTAGCAGCACAGGATAGTTTCCAACTTTGTTCTGTTCTTCCACCCATGCTGTCAGTTCTTCACCAAACACATTGTTATCAATGCATTCCGTATTACTCTGATTAGCCAGGCAGGCCCTGAATGTGTAATGATCCGTGTATTCTTTCTTCCCAGACAAATAGGACTTAACTGTCTGAACCGGCTCTTTTGCAAGTGAATATCTCCCTGCTCCTGCTCTCTGAATCTCTGTGTCAACACGCTTCAGTTTAAAATCTTTCAGCCAAATGATAATAGCCTCTGATACTGTCATTTACCTGCCTCCAATCTTGCTGCCTTCTCAATGGCATCCCTTCCACCATCCTGCAGCATATGCTCTACCCAGTGGTCGCTGCGATTGCTGCCATTATGATATTGCAGTTTTCTCACCGGATCAGAAGGGACTTTCTTAACTTCTTTTCTGGAGCGCCATCCGTTCTCTGTTTTAAATCCGGCGCAATGCAGATCAGGATCTTCATATACAATCCCATTCCACATATAACGTGCATATGGTGTGTTCCATACTACATCCGTCTGATTCTCAATATGCCCGCTTGCTTTAAGCATACCTTCTTCAAATGGAACATAGTCATCAGAAAGCTTCAAAACCTCATCAGTCACTACCTGCTGCACTCTTCCTCTTTCATTTACTCCCAGAGTCTTCATGCAGTCCTGAAGATTGAAGTCGCAATTATAATTAAAGCCCATTTACTTTGCCACCACCTTGATATGTTTCAGTCTTGGCATATTGCGGTTGTCTGACACGGAGGTTACCGTAACAGCATATTGGTGCTGTTCCCGCAATTCTGATATTTTGAAATCCTGTCCAATTTCCTGTGTAGCTTCTCCCATAACGATAACGTCCTTCCCACATTTCGCATTCAGTGTCCAGTAGTTTGGGCGTGCATCGTCCGATAGCCTGTTATACTCTATCGGTTGCAAATATGGCTTATTACCATAGTTTCGTCCAAAATCTATCGTAATGCTCTCTACTTTATTCTCTGTCTGCACCCCGTTGGAAGTAGACACCTCATTGCGGTTATGTCTCCACTGCACACCTTTGATCAGAGTTCTGCTCCAGCTCTCTGTGCCATCTTCTGATTCATGATAGTTATATACTGTTGCGATATCGCAAAACAAAACATTCATAGGCATATTGCTCCCGCCAATCCTGTTCCTCTCAGGCCATTCTGCACTATATTTCTTAATTGTGCTTCTTTCTCCTGTGCAGTCGTAATCTTGTAGGACTCTGAATATCCATCATTGCTTACGGATGTAATGCCGGTACCCATGCCAGATGCTTCCTGCGCCTGAATATTGTTGATCAGCTGGCATACAGTCTGACTGATTGCATCTCTGATTCCCTTCTGGAATAATGTTGCCGACTCTTCATCATAATCATTGCAGAATTTCTGCGCTCTCATGTGCGTATTACAATCAATTACTCTTGCTGCCTGCTTGTACAATCTATTGAACTCCTGTTCATCTGAAATATTGGTAAAAAGGGAGCTGTAATACTCCCAATCAACATAAGGCATATTATTGCTCCCTTCCTTTCATGCTTATTCTGTAGGTGTAACCTTAATGTCGGTAAGCATACCAGCCATCTTAGAGTTCTTAAGCACGCATCCTGCTACAAGCTCGACTTCACCCTTCTTTACAGCTCCCGGCGCAGACATATCTGGCAGATATGTGTGGATGATAGATGTCTTTTCTTTAGGTGAAATACCATGGAATGCTGAAAGTCCAATCTTAAGACCAATGATAGAGCTTGTTCCGGTTGTTTCATCAATTGCCACACAGTCTTCTTCCTTGGTTCCGTTGTAGTACTTTCCTGCGTCCATCAGAATGATATTATCGTAGGTCTCGATAGTCTGTCCAAAATCATTCTTGTCTCTGCTGTAGTAGCCCATCTTCTGACCGATATACTTCATGACCGCCAGCATGGTGCTGTTCATCATGAGCATATCCGGCTTCTCAGCGAATTCTCCAAGCCATTTATTCAGTTTTAAAATAAAGGAATCTCTGTACTTGTCGATATTCTCCACATCTGTCAGCACAATGCCATCTGCTGTAACCGTAGTCGATGCACCTGTAAGCAGCTTACGCAATCCATCAAACTTTGCCTGTGTATATCCTTTACCTCCTGCAGTATTTCCATTGATAACCACATTATGGAACAGGTTAGATGCTGCCTTTACCTTTTCCCTTAACTGAAACTCAATTTCGTTAACTGCTCCGGATGTATTCTGGATAACACGATCTACTTGGAATGCTCCACCAAAGATATCAAGATCTGCGGTCTTCTTTTCCCTCTTGGCTTCATTTCCAGTGTATTCTGTGTTAATATCTCTGCGCTGTGCAGTTGAAGGTGTCTTTAACTGCATATATCCGTATGTCATAGTAGATCCACCTGTTCCTGGTGATACTGCATCATCAAAAACAAGTCTGTCCAGTAAGAATGAATCGCGTCTGAATTCATCCACTACCATCTGATCTACCTTATCGGCCATACCAACCTTAGCTTCTTCTAACGTAATCATCTGATTTCCTCCTCATTAATTTTTATAATGGTCTGCAATTGCACTCTTCAATGTGTCCTGTGGTGTAGGTGGATTGTTATTTACTCTGCCAGGCACATCAACATTACCGGTTTTATTTGGTTCCGGCTCACCGAAGAGCATCTTGCTATCTTCTGCTTCTGTCAATTTTTTCAACGCTGCGACAATGTCCTCTTTCTGATTCTTGGATGCTTTCAGTGCAGGAACGTCCAACAATGCTGTGATCGCCTTTGGAATCTTACCCTTTACTGCTGCAATACTTTCTTTCAGAAGGTCATCAAAGTCTCTGTCTGCAATCTTGGCATCATAATCCTTCTGAATGTTCTCTTTCTCGGTTTCCAGATCTTTGATGCGCTGATTCAGACCAGACACATCCACATCCTTAAATTCGTCCAGCTTAGTCTGCAGGTCTTTCATGGCTGCGTCATTTGCCTTAATAGTCTCATTTGCTGCGTCCAGCTTTTCTTTCTGCTTATTGTAGTCAGCTACAGGCTTGTAGTTCTCTCCTACTGCATTATTAAGGCTTTCTTCTTTGTCTTTGGGTACTTCAATACCCAATTCTTTCAAGATAGTTAAAATGTTCTTCATATCATTCTCCTTAAATGATTTATTTACCGGACTTTCTCCGGTCTGGGAAGTTGCGGGGGCAGGAATCGAACCTGCGACCTTCAGGATATGAGCCTGACGAGCTTCCGCTGCTCTACCCCGCCATATTCAATAGAAAAGAGCCACACAGTATTAATCCATCTACGAATTAACAACTATGCGGCTCCTTGGCTCTATTGTTATAATTGACTCCTGTTTACACTTCTTGCAGTACCCTGGGAAGTTAATGACCGTTGTGTCATCCCTGTACTTGATCATCTTGGGATTGCCACACAGCGGGCATGTATACCAATGCTCTACCAATTGCGACACCCTCTCTTCTGCAAATCAGATTCCGGTTACAATATAAGCGTATCATACCTAATTTCAAAGTCAATTATTTTTTTGCAAAATAAAAAATCCACCACATTATTGTGATGGTTATCAGAATATACAAGAGGTTATTTGGCAGGCGTCCGTTTCTCCTGCATCTCTCGGGTTTCCCCTGTCATACCAGCGGCGTGTGGATCGGACGAATTTTTCCACCTCAAACAACCTCTCTCATATTCTATGTGAATTATAACATCATTATACTTTTTTGTAAAGAATCCTTTTATTTCTCAATAATCTATCCCATTCTTTTTCGTCAATTTTCATGAAAGTGATTATAGAATTTTTGTATTCTTTATTATCAGCAGACGTAGCCAATCGTAGCACTGTTTTGAATTGTTCCTTTTCCGCAATTATTTCTTTAAGAATCAATGCAGTGTTTGGCTTTGGTGTTTCTATAATATAATCTGGATTACTTACAATTTCTTCAAAATATTCTGAAAAACGTTCATAATCATTTGGATGTCTCACTTTAATATGCTCAATTTGATTATCCGTAATAATAACCTCATCCGTCCTGATATCTTCAGTTATACATTTGTATATTTCTCGATCAATTTTCCCTATGCTATGCACTGCAATATTTCCTTTATCTTCTGATATATCCATTGTATCAGATTGTGATACTTTGGCAACCTTTTCTTCATATTCCTTCCAAGCATGCGTCTTTTTCAAGTCACTGCTGTCGGCATCATACCGGATATTGTTATATTTCTCCGGTACCTTATACTTTTTGCAGAAGTCCTCATATTCCCTGATCTTGGTCTTAATCTGCTTCTTTACCTGCGTGGTATCTTGATTCAGCTTGGTAAGAGCTTCCCTCTCCCTCTTCAATGCCCGGATATTACGCTCCATAGCTCTCTGCTTCTGGGTAAGAGCATAATAATCATACATTTTTCCGTTAATCTCTACTGCTGCCGGTTCTTTCTCTTCTTTGAAGTCATTCAATTGGCTGCTTCCCTCATGCCACACATAGTATGTATGCCGACAATTGTAGCCCAGAAATCCGAGCGGATCATTCTCATGTGCATCATCTATACTATATCCTGTTGCCTCCCACATATCCTTAATCTCAATCTGTCCAATTCTATCCGCTTCCTTGCTGTAATCATGCCCCGGCTTTACATAATATACCTGTCCCTGCCATGCTTCATGGTTGGCGTGTCCATGCCCTGTGTTTCTGGCTCCGATATGCCTTGATACATAGATAAGATTCTCACCTGACTCTAAGAAATTATTGTCCTTGATCTTATGTGCAAGCTGATGGGCTCCTGTCCGTACAGCCAGCTTAACTCCTGTATCAAGCTGCTTACTCCTGCCGCTCTTATAATCAATGGAGCGCAGACCGCTCTGTGACATATTGTGAATTACATCATGAATTATCTCTTCCTTGGAATATGCCCCGCTGGTAATTTTGATCAGTGCCCTGTCCAGTTCCCTCTTATATGCATTCTCTATACTTTCAAATCCGTATATACCTTTGAAGCCTGTCGTTCTTGTCAGATTCTCCAGTTCCCCTGCTGTCTGTTTGTCAATGGCACTTACCAGCTTTGGCAAAAATGAGTCATCTGTCAGAATTTTCCCCTGTTGTTTCCACGTTCTCAGATCGTCCAGATAACTAAGATCACCCACATCTGCAAATATCTCATCTCCAGCCTTTACGGCCTGCTTTGATATTTCTCTGAGGCTCTTCTTTACCTGCTTTTGATACTCCAGCGTATTCTTGGCTACCTGCTTTCTAAATTCAGGGTCTGCCCTCAGTATCTTCATTGCTTCCTTACGGATTCGTGCAGGGCTATAGCCCAGCTCATATAATGCCTGGGCTTTTATCTCTGCTGTTCTCGTATATGCAAAAGCTTTCTGTATTCTTGCTGCTATATCAACAATAACTTCATGTTCCAGATACTGGAATAATGGCACAAGCGCATTGCTTATATATTCAAGCTGTTCCTCTGTAAGCATTCATTAATCCTCCGGTTCTTCCTGCTGCCGCTGTTCTTCCTCCTGCTCCTGTTTTTCCTCTACAAGCCGTGCAGCTTCCTCCTCTGTCAGATTGTACGCATCCATGAGATACCATATTGTCAGTTGCGGTATATCAAAGCTCAGCGCATCATTTCGCTTTCTTTCCAGCTCACTTTCCTTGTCCTGGATATAACTATCATCAAATTCTACCGTTATTTCATCATCAATATTGTAGGCAGTTCCCATATAAGTATTGGAATACCACATAATGGCTCTGCAGATATCCTGAATATAGAATATAGCCTGTTTGCGCTGTCTGTTCAATTCCTGCAGCTGGTCCTGTCTCTCTCCTGCATATTCTGTCGCTGTTTTAATTTGTCCATTCTCAAAACTGTATTTCTTAGTCCCGTATCCAAAAGACATAGATAACAGCGATAATACCAGCTCAAACGCTTTTGTAATCTCATCAACCCTTATGATTGGATTATATTCCTGAATCAGGTCCTTCTGATCTGGCAGTTTCTCGCCCAACAATACAAATAATTTTCTTGCCTGTTCTGATGGTGTTATTGGATTTCCATTCTCATCATATTTCACAATAAGATCATTAATCAGAAGCAGCTTATCCGCTTTATCCAGATCACCATACAGAACATTGAACAGAATATCCAGAGCTTTGAAGTATGGTATGTTATCCCAGATCTTAGGCTTACCATATCCAAGCATGTTATCAATGTTGTTCACCTCTGCATTCCTCATCACAGCAAATGGCTTCACTTCTCCCATCTGTGCAGTAATTGCCAGTTCTTTCAGTTCCGCACCATTTTCATCAAATACGTGCGTTTCTGAAGTGTATTCTCCATTTTCCATAAGGAACATGACCAGCGTTGTCTGCTTCCTGCCCTTTACGAGGTCTTCACCTGCAAATGCCGCTTCCGTCACAATCTTATTGTTTACAGTCAACGGATAGAAGCACTCCGCATCTACATAATTCAATTTAATGGTTCCTCCCTTAACCGAACCATCCTCATACAGATCTGCTTTTTCTATCCGAACATAGCACGCTACTGTCCCTGCTGCCGAGGTCTTTTCCAGTTGTTCCCGATATAATGTTTCAAATTCATTCTTATCAAGTACGGACTTAACAAATTCCTGTTGCTCCTCATTAGCTCCTGCGTTAATTTCAATGACTTCGCACAGGTTCGCATCATCTGAACAGCACCGCTTTGCAAAACCAAGCCTGTTCAGCTCATATTCCTCTCCCTGCACTGTACTTCTCTTGTGAAAATCTTTGATGAACCGGTTCGCATACCAGTCATCACATGCATGAATTACGCTCAGAGCCTTATTATTGACCGTATACCCTTTTCCTGAAAGAAAGCTCTCAATAAAACCATCCATTTTGTAAAATTCCTCCCTATCTTCTTCTTTCCAAGTCTATGTATCCTACAAAATCAAGCCACGTATAACATGATGCATCCCACCAGTCATTACAGTTGCCTATATTCTTATCTTCCGGGATATCCGGATGATCTTCGTCCCATCGCAATTTGCTTATGGCCTTACGCAGTTTCACACAATTCTTATTTATCTTCAATCTTCCTGTAGTGAACAACATATCTATCGTTCTTGGACGTTCTGACACTTCATTCTTCTTGCAACCGGCTATATTGTCATAACGCAGTCCTTCCTTTCTTGCTGCGCTCCTTAAAGTATTTATCATTGTCGGACTTGCACTATCTGGAAGTACCCAGTCAACACGCCCATACTTATCAAGACATTCTCTATAAAATACAATAAATTTTTTTGCTATCCTTTCTGCATCTATCTCCTGTGTTACAGGAAGTCCGTCCTCTTCCATGAATCTTAGCTTTTCATATCCGTTCATGTAACCGGCCAACACAAATGTTGTCATGGATCCGTTACCACCGAAGTCTATTCCCATGGTTACCTTGCTTAGATTACGAATCCTGCGATATCGCAAAACACCATTTTCATCACTGTATGGTTCTATAATCTTCTCCTGATCATCTTCCGGATCATACAGATACGGTGTGTTATCATCTGCAAAATACCGAAATATGATTCCCTCCGCCGGTGTCCTGTCTCCTTTGATATCTCTGTTATACCAGACTGTGCCTTTCTGATATGTCTTTAATACTTCTCTTATCTTCTCATCAGAGAGTGACATATTGTCAACAAGTGTAAAATGTCCGTAATTATAACCATATTCCGAATCTGCCTCCTGCTGTTCTTCATGGAACTTCAAAATATCTGTATAATACCAGTCCTCCGGGTCCTTAGGGTTCAGATCATGAAATACTTTTCTGCTTGATGATGATATTGTTCGGTCAAAAGTCTCCTTCAGAAACTTCGGATGACATTCATTTGCTTCTGTCACATACGCCATTCCATAGGTGTTACCTTTTATGAGCTTCTCATCTCCATCTTTACCGCCTCCGGATACCAGGACTATTTTTTCTCCTGTCTTGGTCTGAACATACACGCAGTCACGATCTTTATACTTTCCCTCCCTGCTGCGTCCTTCAAAGTAGTTAAGTAGTCCATAACCGTCACAATCTAATATATTCAGTTTTGCAGTTGCTACAGATACCCCAGCAACCAAGTGTATCTTATTTTCGTGTTCCTCCAACAGCATACAGAATATCAGCGTCTGAAGGACATTTTTCCCTCCACGTTTGCCACCTTCTGCCACATTGAACCAGCTTGTCAAGCAACGCTGCATATATTCATATTGCCGCATGGAAAATGGTGCAGGCTTATTCAAGATTCTTCCTCCTAACTTTCCAAATCGTTGATATCCCTATTCTTTACAGGATTCTGTAGAAGTTCCTCGATAGATTTCATATTTTGCAGTACCTGTTCCGTTGTATTGTCTTTAACGGCTGCTTTCTGCTTCGCAAATTCCAATCTGTATTTATCCTGCGGATGTATCGTAAAGTACTTAGTGAGCCAATCCATAGCCTTCTGGCTGTCCTTTAGCTCCAATTCCAGCCCAAACTTTCCCTGACATACTTTCTTTACAAGTTGTGTGTCAACCTGATCTGACGGTTTTGCTTCAACAAAAACACCTTCCCACTTCTGATAATCTCCCACATCTGCAAAAGCAATCCTCATCTGCAATTCGACAATATCCTCTTCTGTCATCGCAATCATTTTCCGCTTGATTTCTTTTAATCTCGCAAGTTCTTTTTGTATACAAGGTCTTACAAGGAGCTTGTAGCCTTCTGCATTGGCAGTAGCATATCCTGTCTGATATGCTTTCAGATAGCTTTGTGTTGCATTGTATGTACGGTTATAATACACACAAAAAAGCTGCTCTTCTGTGGATAATTCGTCATTTTGCATAGTCTCTTTTGTACCATCATCTGCTGCCACATTGAACTGTTCTTTTTTCTTATGCGAACGTTCGCTTTTTTTACCCGAACGTTCGCTTGCAGAATCTTGACCTTTTTTATTCCAATTCTGTGTACTTTTCCATCTTCTAATAGTTCCCTGTGGCACACCAAGCTCGGCAGCAATATCAACCAATTTCATGCCATGATCATACATCTCATGTGCCTTATCGCTTAGTGGATTCTTCTTGGTCATACTACTGCTTCACCTCCTGCTGCCATATTGTAATCTCTAATATAACGAAAAAGAGCCAATACACAGTAATAAATGCTGTATATCGGCTCATGGCTCTAATTTTATTTTACATTAACTATTTTCAAAGTCTACCCTCTTTTATATTTTCCCCTTTTCCCTTTGCTTTCGTTATCCTGTCTCTCTGCGCGCAATTCCTGAAATCTGCCTTCCTGCTTTATTATACCTCTAACTATCAGTTCGCCTATTGCGACTCCCCTCTTGAATCCCATTCTATCCTGCACAATAATCTGATTATGACATATCTGTACTATCGTACATGGTTCTTTTACCAATATCCTTTTGCCTCTTACAGGCTGTTCAAGTTCTTCGTCGTACCTTTTATACTCCAGCTCTATTACCTGTCCAACCTCTAAACCATACATATATTACGCCTCCCTTACACAGACTCTACAAAGTTATGGAAAATCTGCTCCACATACTGTGTAGATTTATATGTATAATGCTTTCCAGTTACATTTCTGGGCGCATGTCCCAGATATTCTCCTGCAGCGTCCTCACTGCCGCCTCGCTTAACTATAGTCGTGGCCGTTGTCTTTCTGAACAAATGTGGATAAATGCGTTTATCCATATTTGCTCTTCTCCCAATCGTCTTTATAAGTGAATAGATTCCCCTGTCTTCAAGACGTATTGATGTATCTCCATACAAATGTGTGAATAACGGCTGTTCGCTGCTCTCTGACACTCCTCGCTCTTTCATATATTCCCGAATATAATAAATTGCGACCTTATCTAGGTATACCGTCCTGTACTTGCTTGACTTTTGGCCATAAATAATAATTGCTCCGGTCGAAAAATCTATATCACAAATATTTACCTGCGGTATCTCTCCTCTACGCATTGCCGTGCAACGCATAAATTCAATCAAAGCCCGTGATCTTGTATCCGTGCATCCTTTCTTAAGCAATTCCCACTCTGTGGGTTCCAAATGATCTATAGGCTTTTCCACCTGTGTATATGTATCAATCCCCTCGCATGGGTTTTCCGTTACAATCTTGACTTTACGCATCCACGTGTAGAATGCAGATATGTTTCTCCTGCAGTTATTCAGAGATGTATTGTTGTTCCCCTGCTGACTCTTCTTGTAAAGATAGTACTCTATATCTCCCTCTGTAATCTGATTTAATGGCTTATTGACCAACGCTATAAGCTCCCTAATCGTAAGCATGTATGCATCAACAGTGGTTTTCTTAAGCTTCGGAGCTTTTCTGGCCATAAACAGGTTCAGGATATAATCATTTGTATTGTCTACCGTGGCCGGTAATGTCTCCTGCTCTGTTATATCCAGATTCCTGGTAACCTGCACTATAACAGCCTCCAGCACGCTCATCTGCGTTGTGTCTAAGTACAATCTCATTTTTACAATGATGTCATTTTTAAGTCTATCTTTACAAGTCATATTTCTGTCTCTCCTTGGATGTATAATTTTGTACTTGTCCAAGAAGCAGAATTATGTTAATATGCTTCTTGGATGAATAATCTTGTGGCAGAGGTACTTTGGACGGTGCTCTGCCACTTTTTCTATATTCAGTTGTATTCAATACTGCTGCCATTCGCTGTCTACAGCTATTAACACTTGGCGCCTAAATCTCAGTTTAATCAAACCTCTTATCGTACTTTTTATCTTCGATAAGGTCTACATCTGTATAATTATCAAGACATTTTTCATAACTTCCCTCTTGCTTTGTTATACAAGAATATGTTTCATACGGATTCGGAAGGTTATGCTTTTTACAACAATCGTAACAAATCACAAAACTTCTAGTTTTTTCTCTATTTCCATACGGTTCATTATCTGTATGATACCTTGCAAAATTTTGAAAAGGTGTCATAGACAATAGTGTTGCTGTTCTATCGCAATCCTTACCACAAAAATCACATATAGCATGAATCATATAATCACCTCACTAAATTTTTATTTTACCAAAGAATCAAGCTTTGATTATCGTCAAACGAATAATCTGTTATACCATGAGTAAATCTATCTTCATCAATAAAGTAAACTTCTGAATTATCATTGTTCTCTTTCAGTTGACCACTTTCTACCAATTCTTTTAAAAATTCATAGAGAGCATATGCTCCTGTTACATTCTCCATAATTTCAATTCTCCTTTAATTCTAATTCAGTCCCTATCTTGATCCGCAGGCTTCTTTACTTTTTCAAATTTTACTTGCTTTATTACCTTTGAAAAAGTTTTTGCAAAATCTGTTACTACCATGTGAAAACTAAAAATAGCGAAGTCTGTTGTCGTTAATATTTCTGGATAATTTTGTTTTACATATTCTGCAATAATGTCATTTTTGCTCATCTAAAATCACACTCCTAATTTTTACTCACTCGTCACATCTACAACGCCGATTTTCTTACACATTTGCCTGAGCAGCTCTTCACGTTCCTGCTTTTCTATTTTGGCTTTTGCCAGATCATACAGATACATGTCTTCGCTCTGCTGCCGGAGTGTCTTCATCGCTGCATAGGCTCTGTTTATACATATAGATTTCTTGCCTGGAGCAACCATGTTATACAGTGCCTGTCTGGAATATCCCAGTATCTTAGCAAGTCCATCTATATTTGTCCGATATGCATCAGCTAATTTTTTTAGCTTCACCTGTTATTTCTCCTTTGCTGATTTTTAGTTTTAAGTAAAGTACTTTACTTTTCTTATTCTTTTGGTAAAACTCGTGTAACATTCAAGAATGCAGCTACTATGTCATTTTCTTTTAATTATTGTCTGTCATCGATTCCCTGTCTTTCCTTCCTCGTATCCCGATCCATAGCTTCTCCTACTTCTTTATACAGTGCTACTGCTGTTATAAGTGCACATCCTGCCAGTACTGTTCCTGCTATCCATACCATATCTATCTTTCTCCTTATGATCTGTATACTTTTCTTATGGCATCCAGCGCCATTTTATAGTTTCTGCTCTTGGTGCTCTGTATTCCCATTCCAGCCATTCGGTTATATTCTGTCTCAAAATACCCGATTGCATTGTCAATTTCGACTCTTGTATATTCTGATTCTTCTGTTTCTGTGGCCTCCCGATACTCCGCATCCTGTACCTCTGCTGCCAGACCGGATTCCTGTTGCACTGGTTCAACAGCCTGCCCAAATGCCTGTATTTCAATGTTTTCTATCACTTTTCCCATTTCAGACTGTGGATGCTCCCCAGTTAATGTCATTTGTCCCGGAAGTGGCTTATATGTATTCTCTGGTTCTTTTTCCGGTATCGACTTTGCAATGGGCGGCTCTGTTTTTGCCTTTGTAACCTTGCTCTCTTTCCTTTTATCTGCCTGTTGCACCGGTGCAACCTCTTCTTTTCTGCTTAATTCCTGTTTATATAAGGATTCCCATGCTGCCTCTGCACTCCCTGTTTCTCCTGAAACAACAGATATCCATGCATCCATTAATTCGCCCCATGCATATCCCAGCTTCCCATTGCTCCTAAGGTCTATCAGGATAACACTTCCCCCGTTTTCCTGGTCTTTTACAAGTAACTGTTTCCTCCCAATGCCCGGTATCCTTACTGAATACAGTTTCTGCCCTGACGGTGCCATAATCTCTTGTAATAACTGTTCACCCCAGCCCTGCCCCCTGGCTGCATGCCAGATGGTTTTATATAGCTCTGGTTCTTCCTCCCCCAGTTTTCTTACCATCTTTAACAGGTCATCTTCCACAGCCGCCGTTACTTCCGGTTCCTGCTCTGTCATTACCTCGATTTCTGTTATTTTCCTCTCTTCTTCTACCTCTTCCTTTATTGCCGTTATCTCTTCCTTGCTGAATGCAGGTGTCAATTCTTCATTTAGGGCATCCGGGAGCTGCAGCATGATCGCAAGCTTTGAATTCCCGAATCCCTTATAGTGGTCCTGGAGCTGGTCTGAATTGCCACCCATGGAAAACCTGTCATTGATCCTTGTAAAACGTGACACCTGGGATTTATCCAGTCCATACCTTCTCTTTGCAAATTCATGCACATCCCTGTATCCGCTCTCTTTCAGGATGTCCGTATCCCTTGCAACTTTTAACAGATACCCTATCTTTACAAACCGTTCCGCTGCCTGCTGGAATTCCCCATCGATCTCTGCTTCATACTCCCTGTATGTTTTCTTATATTCCATTACTTCCATTTTGTACCTTCTTTCTATACCGTTGCCATGAAATCACTTTCCAGTGCATCCGCCAGTAACTGCCCTTGGAAAGACCCATGCCACACGATCTTCTTTTCTTCCCGGAGTTTCTTATACCCCTCCTGCCTTGCCTTATCGCTCTTCTGTGCCAGCTTCCTGTCTTCATCCGTCATTCTTCTGGCTACTTCCTTCTGCCACTTCTGTAAAAAAGGAATCGCATCGTTTAAGTCCTTGTAGCTTTCATTTAAAACAGATTTTTTCTGCCTTATATTTCCCCCCGGCTCAATTTCCAATGTATACCACGGCTTGTCCGGGTCATCTTTCTTACGGAGAAATACCAGGTAAGTTTCCCTTTCATTTATTCTTCCAAAATATATTTCACAGGTATGTATGCAGTGTTTCAATATTGTCCCTTCACGGAAGATATCTGCTATCGATGTCGGAACTGTTATGCAGTACTGTCCATCTTCATACCCATACTTTTTCTTTAGCTCCCCTGATTTCAACAGTTTTACTGCTTTCCTGTACTTTTTTTCTATCCTTTTTATCTTACCTTCCTGCTCGCGCATACTGATCGCCGCCACGGCTTCATTGTGTGCGATCTGCAGATCCTTTGGCTTCAAAAGGATCTCCTTCGTGCAGTCAACCTGCATTTCTTCCAACATGGATATATAATCATTCCAGTCCATCCAGATATTCCATATCCCCTGTTTCCTTATTTCTTCCTGTTTCCGCAGGTAATTACATATTTTTGCCATGCTCAGGTATTTTGTGGCTCCTCTCCTCTCGTAATCCTTTACACCAATGTTACCCTTTCTCAATGTCTTGATGTCATCATCCTTATACAGTGTATTTTCTTTCTTTTCTTTCTGAAGCCATTCCAGCATTTCAAGATCTCCATTCGTTTCACGCAGCCTTTTCAGCCTTGCATCATCGATCCCTAACTTTTTTGCAAGTGTGCCTTTGGACTCATCAATGGGGACTAGCAGGCTTTCCGTTTTCCATACACTCGTTACCAGGTCATGTCCAAGATTATACAATCCTGCCTTATAGCACATCTCTATCGTCGGCCTTTTCCTCTCCTGGCATATATAATAGGCAAATCCTGCTGCCTTATATCCGTGCCTGACGGCTATCGGATATGCTGTCCTGATCCTGTTTATCACAGCCTTTATATTTCTTGGGTACATATTCTCGGCATATCTTTCTATTACATTGTCCGGCGTTTCCTGCCACCTCACTCCCCTCCTCCTGTAATCCTCATACCTATACTTCTTGATCCCCTTTGGCAAAATAATCATTCTTTCCCTTTCATCAAAGAAATATTCTGACCAGTTTCCCCCGTCTGCTGTTTTTTTATCTACCCTCCTCAATGTCCATGTCCTTTCAACGATGCCGTTTTTATATTTCTGTAGGCATGTTGCACTTTTCGCATATGTCCATATAGGGTTTTTCTTCTTACTTCTGGAGATATATGTGATCTTTTTCCTGCATACCGGACACCTTGCATCCATATTGTGCTGCTGAGTGCCTTTTAATGCCACTTCCCCCATGTGCGCCGTACAGTACCCGGTCTTTTCCCCGGCTTTTTTATAAAAAATATAATTTTCCCCGTCAAACACATTCTTTTTCGCCCATCCTTCAAAACCTGCCGGCGGCTCTTTGATAGGCTGCATCTCAGCATCCCATTTCCTGCTGATCAGCTCCACCTTCCTATCCTCTAGTCTCCTTTTACATCCCTGCTGCCACTGCCATAATCCAACCCAGCCTCCACTGTCTGTTTTCAGGATTTGTTTAATCTCTCTTATCCCTCCTGCGTTTATATAGCAGTATTCTTCATAGTCTCGCCTCCAGTAATATTCCTCCAGGTTCCAGCACATTGCTGTCCTCCATTTATATGTTCCATCCTCCTGCCTCTCCCTGGTAATATATTCATCCCCCTGATAATTGATAAATATGTCCCACTTTGGGGTCATGACCCCCTTCTCTATATCTTCCCTAACACATACAGATACCTTTAACAGTGCATCCAGTTGCTGTACCCTTGCCGCCAGATGGTACCGGTATTTATCGATATTCTCCCTGTCACGCATCTGCAGTGCCCTTACCATTGATTGTGTCGCATACAGGCTCCTCAGCTTACTCAGTTCTTCTTTTTTCATTTACCTCATCTCCCTTGACGTTATAATAGATGCCTGGCTTATATGTATCGCCATCAATCTTATAAGATCCTGCCTGACTAACATTCCCATCCTTATCATCCATCAACAGGAACAGGGTATCTCCTATACTGCCTTTTGCTTTAGGATTCTTTCCACGAACGATAATACTACCCTCTCCATTAGCATCCCCACTATCCTTTTCCACAATGTTTGGCCAGTCTGCGAGCGGATGTTCTATTATCCATACAACCCCAAGCAGGTATATCTGCTCCTTTGTCAATTCTCTCTTTAAGGTAATGCTCTGTGCACTGATTCTTGTATCCCTGCCGTCCTCATCAACATCACCCTCTATTTCAACCAGAAAATACCTGTCATCCTTTTGGTTGTAATAACTTAATACATCCAGTGGATTCGTGGCAGCATGGAATCCCGTCCTTGCACACTTTGCTTTTTCTTCCACATATTTCTTACCCGGCTCATACTGGAAAACCCCTTTTCCTTTTGTACAGGTTAAATCCTTATTGAATCCTTTGTATGCGATCATGTTTATTTCTCCAGTCCATAGTACTTATACACAAGATGTTTCCTTACTGCCTTATTCGAAGAGCCTGTATAGATAGGTCCCTTTAACTGTTCTTCCCTTCCCCCATGCATAACCTTGGTGACCGCTACAATTTCTTTGTTTACTTCCACCATATTTTCAAAATCATACTTCAGGATACAGGATATACAGTCCCGCAGCGTCTTCCCTTTCCTTCTCACTGCTGCCTGCAGCTCCCCTGATACGGTACAGAGCATCATAATCTCATCTGACCAGTCCGCAACCTGGCCGCCCAGCCTTAACTGTTCGGACTCTATTTTCAGTTTTCCTGCTGCCGCCTGGGACACACTTGCAAAAATTCCCATTGCATTGTCCATGTAGTCCTCCGCATCTTCTGGATCTAATCCGTTTTCAACTGCCAGTTCCTTTAACCCCTGCCTGTCTCCCTGGCGCTTCAATTCTTCTGCCTTATTATTCAGTTCTTCTGCTGAATCAAATTCTCCAAACATATCAAACATCTTTTCTCCTTTCCCCTGCCCGCACCCTGCAGGCAGGCTTTCCAATGGCTTTTAGTAAAATTGTGATATATAAAATCCCTAGCCTGAGATAAAAGGCTATCTAATTACGGGGATGCCCCATGTCTTGTGTATCTGATACTGCAAAGATTCTCCCAATGTTGCCCCTGTCATATCTGCACCGTCGGAAAGGTTTATATATTCTTCTACTGCCTTAACTGCTGCCACCGCAGAATAACAGATACAGCAATAATGACCAACAAGCTCCATTTCTCGCAGAAATTCCCGCTGTTCCTTGCTTGGTATATTGGTATCGAACTTCATTTCTATGTACATGCCAATATACCTGCCACTTGGGTATGGAAAATGTATGTCAGATACTCCCGCCTTTACGCCCATCTGCTTTAATACAGCCGCTTCTTTTGCATCCCTTTTCCCGCCATTCGGGATATGGTATATCCAGCGCAGTTGTGGGTACATATCCTCGTGATGTCTGCACCACTGCATAAAAAGGATCTGCTCTGTATCTTCTCCTTTTGGCTTATATTTCAGATTCACGCTTCTTTACTCCTTCCTGCTTACAAATTATGAGTTGCTACGTATTCACCGTAGTTTGTCCCAGTAATCACGAAAGTCATCCGGTATTGATTAACCAACATTTTTCACACCTCCCGTCCTCTTTTCAATTTCATATTTCATGTGATCTGTGAATTCATGGTGTGTATAGAATTCAACTGTTACAATATGCTGCCTACACAGTTCTTCTATCCTGCGCCATTTATCCGCATCTACAACCTTCTTACCTTGGGCATTACAAAAATCATTTAGATACCATGTCTTTAACTGTCCCATGGCGAACATATTGGCGATATACTTGGAATCTTCATATATCGTAATCTCACAGCTCGTATTCATCCTGCCTAGTGCTTTTTCCAGTGCAGTAAGGATAATGCCATTTTGCGTAGTTTCCCCTACGCTTGCATAATCTTGTATCGTTTTAAGCTCCCCATCCTGCTTTTGAAAAGCAAGAGTATAGCCATATGTACCATGTTCTGTTTTAAATCCCCTGACGTTATGGGTGATGTAGATATCCACATGTTTCAGTCCCACTTGACAGCCCTCCTCACTTTCTACTTATCAGTATTTCAAGAGTTATCCACTGTGTTTTAACAGTCGTTCTCCTGCTGCCTTGTAAAATCCCGTATTTTTCGATACCAAAATTTATGTAAAATGTCCCGAACCCCGCATAAGTAGAAAGTACAGCGGAGTTATCCACAATTTTTAATCTCTCCTGTGCATGGTCAGGTATATTGACCAGCTTGCAAGAATCTGATTAAACCGATATGTGACCGTATCAACTACATATCCTTGGAAACGCTGTGTAAAGAAATTACGGACATACTCACAATCTGACGGCATACTCACCAGTTTCAGTACCTGTCTTCTGGATAATGCATTGTCCTTGGTACTCTTATGCGGTTTAATCAGATTCTTGCTCTGCTTCCAGCGTTTCTTACCTTTTGCATCATCCACAAGCAAATCTGCCAGGCTCAATTCTGCTCCCTCTGACAGATCAGAAAATGTCATCTGACCACATGGCTCATCGTCACGTTTGAATGTCTCTTTTGTGATATAGTTCACAAGTCCATCTATCCCTGACGGGCTGAACCGTAATGGCTCACACCTGACATACCCTATCGGTGTAGGTTCTGACTGTCCCTTTTTCTTCCTGTAGCACCAAAGAGCCTCTATCTCCTCCCTGCCCAGTCCACCATTGATCAAAAGATGGTGATGTATACGGTTATTCTTCCCCTTCTCGTTTACCCAGATATATTTCAGTGGCAGCAACTTATACTTTCTCCTGAGTCTCATGATTTTCTTTAGAAAATTGTAGACCATCTTATCTGCTGCCTCTTCATTCTCCGGGAGAATGTCGTAAGTCAAGTCAACTCTCAAATCATTATCTGTGAAGTTAGCCTTTATCAGCTGATTGAAGTACCGTTTCGAATTGGTATCATTCAATCTTCTCTGCGTCTGACTGCTTCTCTTTCTCTTCCCTGCTCTCTTACACCTCTTTGGTTCTGTGTAAGAGAATATGTCCACTTCCTTATGTCTTGTCTTATATCCCTTACCACAGTAGGTGACTACCTGCCTTACCATCCCCTTACCTCTCCTTTATCTCTCCATGTCCAAAACAATAATATTTATATACAAGCCCACAACCCGCTTACGCTCCGGGCTTGCAAAATGCCTTTATTTTCCCCATTTTTATCAAACTTTCTCCGAAAAAAAGGTAAAAAAAATAAAGACCTGTCCAACGTGCCCCCTATGCGACACACAGGTTCGCGATACCTGTGTACGCATATTTTTAAAGTAAAGGGGATTGTTAGTAATTGCGACACATAAGGGGTATGTGCCGCATAGGAAGCACGTTAATTATGTCATTTACCTATTTGCTCGCCATCATATATGTATCCGGTAAATTCCCATAACAGTTTAGGACTTATATATACATTCATCCGCCCCGGTGCTTCTGTAACTGTTCCGATCGGCAACAACTTATGAAGAATTCCATCCCTCACCCAAGTCTCTGACTTTCCGAATACCTTCGCTGCTACCTTTACCGGAACGCCACCCTGCGCGTCAAATTTAGGATACACATTACCCATAATTTTTCTGGCTATACGATCAGCAAATTCATTTTCTTCCTTAACCTGTTCTTCTGTCATTACAAACCTCCTTGCTGCAGACCAACACAGGTCTTGCGACACACTCATACTTTATAGTATCTATATACACATTTTCAGATGTAACCACTGTCGCAGCCGGCTCAAGTCCTGCAAGTAATTCCATTGCTCTTTCTACAGAGATTCCTTCACTATCTTCGGAAGTCAGGATAACAACCTCATCCGTATCACAATCTTTTGCAATAAAAATCACTCCATTGCCGACTTCATCTGTCAGATTTATCTGGTTATTTCCATTTGATGCTACCTGTATCGCACTCATCATTTCAGATACTTTCATAGCTCTTCCTCCTACATCCTTTCCAAATCCATCCTTGCATACAACAGATCTGTATATGCGTTTACAAGTTCTGGAAGCTCATCCGGCATATATTCTTCTTTCGTAATTTTATCCTTCACATGCTGCAGAACCCTGTCCGTCTTTGCTTTCAGTTCTTTCTTATCTGCATTATCCTTAAAAAATGACATCTCTCTCACTTCCTTCCTACCACCATTCTGGTACCGGCTTGTCCAAATTGCGGTAATGCCACCAGTGCCCACTGTTGTACATTACACACAGGTTTCCACCTTCGTCCTGCCATACCTTTTTTATCTTGCCCTCTCGCCAGTTACTTACAACGGATTTATGTTTCTTCATGGCAATATCTGCCATCTGTTTCATTTCTGATTTGCTCATTACTGCTGCCATATACGCCACATCCTTTCCATCTGCTGCCATGTTCCTGAAATTGTTTCTTTTTTTAATAGGAAGCTCAATAACAAAGAAATTTATAATGAAGCTATTAAAACTCTTCCTTTCCCAATAACTCTATCTTCTCTTGCAGGGACATCCGGTTACCTTTACTTTGTGTTTCCTCTACAAAATTTCGAAACTTCTCCCAAGTCTTTGACTTTTGAAGTAAGTACAAATCGCTTTCATAAATTAGAAAAGACATTTGAACTATAGGTGAATTAACGTACTTTTTGGTTGTGAAGCCTATCATATTTTCATCCATCCCAGCCCCTTCACCATTCGTAACTAACATCCTCATTCTCTATCCTTCCTTTCCTCCTCATTTATTTTGTGATATACTCTCCTTATCAAACATAGGAGTAACTTATCATGGAAAAACACATTGTTCGCCAGACTGTTAATCTCAACAACTTAGATTCCATCTGTAGCCGCTATGAAATGTGCGGTTGGAAAGAAATTGATATTATCGGAACTCCAAATCATCCGGAAGAAGTTGTCTTCGAATGGATTGGTTCTGGACTTCCAAAATATCCTGATTTATCCTTCCTTTGATGGATATGCTATGTACGGTCCTTCCTTCTGATAGTCTTTATCTCCATAAAGCGCTTTCATTCTTCTAGAGGTGATTTGATCCGTAAATTCCTGATTGCTTTGAAACACATAAATATTCTTGCAATCATCTGGAACTACAATTCCTATTACCTTCCCCATTCTCTATTCCTCCTTCCTGCTACCCTTACACGATTCCCTTGCATTGGGGTTATTCATTATCAATCATCACATTGCTAAAATAATCGATGCAATGCAGTCAATTATTAATAACGTTGTTTAGGTCAGTTTACAAGGAACTACACGCAGACCACGAAACGGGGGCTGCTGACAACACAGGTAAAGACTTGTCCACAGTGTTTGCACCATACCATGTGAACCATAATTTCATCCGCCCATCCATCTTCGGTCTTTACCTGATTCAACGGGCAAGTGGATTCTTCCTCAAGCAGTTCAAAACCGCCATTTGTCACAAGCTGTTGGATGTATTCGATACACGCCAGATAATCTTTCGGTGCGTTAAATCTCTTCCATTTCTGAATATTATGACAGTAGTCACACATTGCAACTCCCTCCATAACCAAATTTTCTAAATTTTGAAATGGGCGGGAAAGCCATTTTAGGGCTTTCCCGCCTTGATTACCCATCAGCAAAGACGGGCGAGTCTGGCTTTGCTATTTTTTCAACAGGTAGATTTAGATAATTAGCAAATTGACACTAATACGGCTCTTTCTTGCTCTGCCATTTTTTCATAAAACTTTTTCAAATTTTCAAATGAATTTCTTAAATCATCTTTAATTAAATCTGCTTCATCTTCATATCCCCAAATATCGGGGTAAATACCATTTTGGCGAAACGCACGCATATCAAATTTATCAATATATGTTTCAAAATTAAGTTCCTGCAACGCTTTTGCAATTTCTTTTACTCTATCGGTTTTCGTTCCAGATATAAAGATTTCTTCCCCAGAAATATTAAACTGTCCTACAATCGCTTCACTAATTAAATTATCTTCAATCGGTTCGCTGGCAGATTTTCCTGTCAGCAAGAAATGAAGTGCGTCCCACATTTTATCTATATCACAAATTTCCAAGTTCTCATTTTCCTGCGCTTCTTCCACATCATCAAGGCACATAAATTTTTCTAATTCAGTGTCAGTAGTTGACTGATAATTTGCAATCATTCCCATTTGTTTTTCCTCCATATTTTACTGTATTGTTCTCTACTTCCGTCCCCGCTGTGGGTTTGGATTTTTCAGCAAGTCCGACTTCTGTGCAATCTTCTTCAGCCACTTCTTTTCTTCCTCGGACAGCTTCTTCAAGTTCAATTTGAGCCGCTTACAGATAAACGCCAGCGACACTTGCTCTGGGTCGCTGCCCTCTTTGGCGGTTTCCTCGGCGGTCTGCAAAAAATCTTCCAGTGGATTATCCTCTGGGACGCTGAAAAAATCGTCCTTATGGGCTTCCCGCAGGTCGAGGGCTATGCCGTTTATGTCCTGCTGTATCACATAGCGGCAAAAGCTGTCATCGTCAATATGAGCGGTGATAAGCTGTCTTATCTGCGGGTCGGACAAGCCGGGATTGTGCTGCTTCATAATGGTTGCGCTCATGGCATCCACAATGGCGTTTGCACTCTGCACCTGTTTGCCAGCAATACCGTTCACATAGATTTCAAGGTCAGCCATCAGCCGGGGGAAGTCCGGGTGCGCCGCCAGCTCACACAAGAGGGAATTATCCACCCGCCCGCTTTTCAGCAGTTCAATCATATCATCACTCAAATGCAGGTCTGCAAGATCGGCATTTGGGTGATTTCTTGTTTGGGACAGCCCCAGCAGATAATCGGCGGTCACGCCGTAAAACTTCGCCAGCTTGATAATGGCATAGTGGCTGATGTC